AGTTCGTTGGTGCTTCGACTATATCATTCGCTAGAATCCCCTTTGTTCTTGGGCAGTTTCGGGAATAGCTCTAGCTTAAAATCATCTTGTCTTTGGTCTTTGAAGTGTCCGTTGGCAGTTTTGGTATACACAACCTTATCCAGAATAGACTTCATTAAGTCATTTTTTAATTGAACATCATCAGAAGTTTTATAGATTTCCAAAATCTTTTTAGCCTTTGGTATAATCTCTTCCTGATGGCTAATTATTTCTCTCTCATTTGCTATTTCTTTATTAAGCTTAACAATTGCTTTCTCTGTAGAAGAAATGCTTTCAGAAACAGTTTTTTGTCGGTTCAGAAAAGTATCACTATCATATATTCCGTTTTCATAAGCTTCAAATACTTTTGTTAACTGGTTTTTGTATGTTATTAATTGCTTTTGCTGTTCTTCCAAGAGTTTTGCCTTGGATTCCAAAACAGAAGTGTCATACTTGTTTGCTTCTTCCTTTATTTCGTATCCATCAATCCATTCCTTAATGGCAGTTAACAAAGCATCTTCAACAAGGTAAAAAGCAGAAGACACATTATGACATGTTTTTTCAGAGCATATTAGTGAAGCGGACTGACCTCTTTTTTGGTAAGGTCTTCTATACATACTTCTTCCACACATACCACATTTTATTACACCGGCAAGTGGATTGGTTATCGTTTTTGAAGGTCTTCTTGGATTTCTGGATAATCTTTCCTGGGCCAAATTAAATGTGTCCTGAGATACAAGAGCAGGATGCTTTCCTTTGTATAGTCCATAGGATTCGTTACGTGTCCATTTATCGACGATAATTCCGTTTTCAACAACCTTTTTTCGCTTCTTTTTCCCAAAAACAATATATCCTAAATAATGTTCGTTTCTAAGCATGGTAGATATTGTTGGAATGGTCCAAACACCACCTAAGGGTTTAATTGAATATTCAGAATTTAACTTGTCTGCAATACGAGCTGTCCCTAAAAGTTCATAACTGCCATCTTCTTTTAGAATTCCCTTTGTATACCATTGAAAAATCAACTTTACAATTTCTGCTTCTCCCGGCTTAGGTTCCAGCCTATAACCTTTGGATTTTTTGTTCTTTACAATGGAATATCCAAATGGTGGTGTATGATGTATGTAATTACCTTCCTTGCAACTTGCTTCCATTCCAGCATGCAATCTTCTTTTAATAGTCTTATATTCTCTTCTTGACATATACAAGCCAAATTCAAAATATTCCTGATCAAATTCATCTGTGGGATTAAATGTTTTCATCGGGGTAATGATTAAGGTATTGGAATAAGTAAACGTCTTGGTAACTATTCCCTGATCAGAAGTATCACCACGGGCAAGACGCTCGATTTCCATAACAAGAACACCCTCCCATTTCCCATCAGATACATCATTGAGTAATCTCTGCATTTGAGGTCTTGCAGCAATGCTATCACCGGAAACAACCTCTTCATAGATTTCACCAATTGGCAAATTTTTCTTTTTTGCTAATTCAATTAATGTATCTCTATGACGTTTTAATGTTTCTCCAAAACCTTGCAGTTCTAACTCTCTATCAGCTCTGGATTTTCTTAAATAAATACAATAAGCCATAGTATATCACTCCTTTATATTTGATTTTATTAAAAAATGGGTACAAAAATAACACCCAGCCTTTGCCAGATGTTCCATTATGTGATACAATATGACTTGTCTAGGGTGATATTGTATCACTTGGAGCTGGTCCTTAGTGGCTGGCTCTTTTTATTTAAAATGTTATAGTTCGAGTAATTGTTTTTTCTTTAAATCAAATTCTGCTTGTGTGATGATTCCATCATCTAGTAAATTTTTGAATTTTCTTAGTTCATCAGCTGACGATAATTGTATATCTTTTTCAGAACTATTCGTTGATTCAATCATTAAATCAAATTCAGCCATAATATTTTGAGCATTTGCCTGTGCGGTTTTAAAAATAATGCTATTAGATTTAGTGGAAGTAACAGTCAAAAAATTTATAAGAATTTTAGGGAAAAATTCATTTTTTGTAACAACATTCAATGCATATTCCTTAATTTCGGTAACAACTTTTTTCTTCCCAGTAAGACCACCAACAACAGCACCAACACCGCCAAAAAGAATCCCACCAGCAACAGCTCTACCAACACCACCTTTAGTTATTGATTCACCATCCTGGATTAACTCATAAGAAACAACGTCATTAAAATTAAAAACAATATTTGATGTTCCATACATCCACAATTTGTGATTAGCATCAACTGAAAGCATTTTTTTGAAAGTTTTGGTTGGAGTAAAAATTTCAAGAAGCTCTTTGTTTTTTTCTGATTTAGATATGGCCATTCTAATTTCATCTGTTTTGTAATTTTTCCAAGACATTGTAATGATATATGGATAGCATTTGGAAATACAATCTTTACAAATATAACCATCTGCTAAACTTTTCTTTGATTCATTACAATTACATACAGTACAAGTAGTACGTTTACTAAATAATCCCATAGAAACCTCCTTCTAATCATTTATATTTTTAATCACACCAACTGAATTATATCCAAACTCAATGATGTAATTTTTGTGTTTTATGTAGCAACCATATTTATGCATATAAGCATTTATGGTGTCTGTCAGAAACTGCTCTGTTACGTTTAAGAATTCAGCAGTCTCATAAAAATTAGTGCAGTGGTTCTCATAAGCTGCAATAATGCTGTCTAGATTAATCAATTTCTGATACCCCCAAATCCTTGCTCTATGCTCCTGTTGGCGATTGGATGCAGAACTCATAGTTAATATATTTCCATTAGAAGTATGATGATGTCCCATTTCTTCTGCCAAAACACAACGTTTCTGTGTAGAGTTTTCCAAACTATCACTTATACCAACAACACCGTCACAATACAACCCTTTGATATTTGGGCTGTCAAAAGAATAATCTACAACTTTTATACCATCCTCGCAGGCTTCTGATTCTAATTGTTCTAACTGGTTCAAGAAATCACCTCCCCACTAGAGTATACTTTTTAAGGTGTCCCATAAAAAGGACTACTTTCTTTTATTCTTTACAAATTCAACGAAGTTTTTAATTTCTTCCATTTCTGCTTCTGAAAATTCCTCACCCTCAAAGTGTGCTGCAAGAGTGTTGACTTCTGGGAAAGGATTTGATGGTTTTCCCATTAAAAAATTCATATCAACGTTAAAAAAATCAGCAATAGTTTCTAAGGTTTCAAAATCAGGTTCTCTGTTTCCATTTTCGTACATACTAACAGTACTTTTTGAAATATCTAGCTTTTTAGCCAATTCCTGTTGAGTTAACCCTTCTCTTTTGCGTAAATATTTTAGCATATCAGAAAAATTATTCATAAGAAGACCTCCTTTTTTATATCTTAATATAAGTATACACGAAATGTGAAAAAAAACAACAAAAAAATCACAAAAAGTGGTTGACATAGGTACACAAAACGTGTACAATATAAGAGTAGCAAGGAGATGCAGGAAAGGAGAAAAGAAATGGAATACGAAGAAATGAATTTAGCAGAATTATTAAAACAAACGACAGAAGAAAATCAAACAAGAAAAATCTTAGCAATCTTGGAAGAAAGCGAAGATTTGGAGAAAGCAAAAGAAAAAGTAAAAGCCCTACTTAAATAACTAAGTAGGGCGGTAAATAACAAAGACACACAAGGGCGACACTTCTTAACATTCCTGCTAAGTCGCCCAAGTGATTAAATTAATTATAACATATTATTAAAAAAAGTAAAGGAAGTGATAAAGTGAATACAAAAGTTATAGGACAAAGACTAATAGAACTAAGAGGGGAACGTAAAAGAGAAGAAGTTGCAAACGCAATTGGTGTAAGCAAATCAGCTATTGCAATGTATGAAGCAGGTGAAAGAGTTCCAAGAGATCCTCTTAAATTAAAAATAGCTAATTACTATAACAAAACAGTAGAAGAAATTTTTTTTGCTGAATAAGTACACGATACGTAAAATATTATGGAAAGCAAAACACGATACGTAAAGAAAAAGAGGAGAAACAAATGGAAGATAAACAGAAAATATGCGATTTATTAGTACCAGTATTACAGGAAACAAGAGATTTTCAGGAATTGGAAAGTTTGAAATACAACAAAGACAACGAAACAGTTGTGGCGACTTTCTGGTACAGAGCAGTGAAAACTGCAAATGTTCATATGGATTCAGGAACATCAATGATTAGAGATATCATCGAACAGATTCGTTAATTTATCTTATAAAACTGTTGACAAACCTCG